CACGAGATCGGCACCCTGTCCCGCATCGCCATGCAGCGCGGCCCGCAGCGCCCCATGCAGCGGGCCGCCGCCCGGCAGGCTCCCTCGCTGGCCTCAGTGGGAGCCTCGCAGCACCACTACGCCCCGGCCGCCGCCGACGACGACCTGGACGGCTCCGACCTGTTCCTGTGAGGAGCGCCAGGTGGCCTACTCGGTGACGCTGAACGTCGGCCTGAAGGACGTCGTGCTGCCCAACGGGCAGCGCTACCAGGGCGGCACGGTCGTGGTGCTGTCGGACGAGGAGTTCTCCGTGCTCGCCCCGGCTAACCAGGGCACCGGCGGCTCATCGCTGTTCTCGGCGGTCGCCCACGTCACCTGAGGCGCGCTCTTCCAGCAGGGTGAGCAGCTTCGCCAGGAAGTCGGGATTGAGCTTCCAGGGGGTGGCGACTTGATGCTCCCCCGGGCTGCTGAAGGGAGCGCCCGACATGATGTACTCCACGATGGGGACTCCGGCCTTCCGGGCGTCATCGATGATCCCGTCCACCATGTCCCTGTCCCGGATGACGGCGTCGACCTCCTGCCGGCGGTCGCGCTCGGCACGCAGGATCCTGATGATGTACTCCGGCGCGGAGGTGCCCTCGCGCTTGGCGTACATGTACGCGGACATCAGTTCCAGGCTCATGCCGACGTTCAGCATCCGGTCGGCCTTCACCAGCTCTTCGTAGGTGAATGCCTCAGCGTCCTCTTCCACGATGCAATCCTCTCGTGCCGCGCCGCCTGGCTAGTGATGATCCTCCCCCCGGCGTGCTGTCGCGCGCCCCGCTAACCCGGAAGGAGTAGCAGCAGGGCCTTCGAGGAGGAGCGCGAGCCGTGATCCGGACATTCCAGAGCAACTCGTACATCAAGCGGTGCATCCGGCCGTTGTACGCCTGGACCCAGGCGACCCCCAAGAGCTGCTTCCTCGATCCCGCGTGGACCCGGCTGGTGCCCATCTGGCCCGGCATGGGGTTCGTGCGCACCGGCGGCGACCTGGTCACCCTCGCGGGCGCGGGCGCGAGCCAGATGGGCGGCCGGACGATGGCCGGCACCGGCACCGGCACCACCGGCAGCACCGGGTCGACGTTCACCGCCGGGGAGGGCCCGCCGGTCTACGGCCTGGGCGCCCTCTACGTCGGCGGCGACGGCATCGACGAGCTGCTGTACGCCGGCATCAACGCGTTCGCGGTCTGGGTGCTCGGCCCCGACGCGGAGTTCGAGATCCTCGCCCCCGCCTTCGACGCCACCCAGTCGGGGTGGGCGACCGCCGACGCGAACAACGGCTCCGGCTCCGCGCTGGTCGCGGTGTCCACCACCGGCGCCAACCAGGGGATGCTCATCCCCTACGCGGCCAACTCGACGTCCATGACGCAGCCCATCGGCAGGCTGCTGAAGCTGAACTCCTCCACCAAGATCACCATCGGCGGCCTGCAGCAGGCCGGCTACTACAACACCGGCGCCTCCGGCGCGGTGCTGAACTAACCCCGCCGGGCCGGCAGGAAGGAACGCCAGATGAACGACCTGGTCCCCGTCTCAGGCGGCGGGCAGCTGACGCTCGCGCCCCAGGGCGGCGGCCTCCGCCCCCGCGTCGCGTCGCGCCGGTCTGACGACTACATCGCGCAGATCGAGGCCCGGCGGGCGAGGACCGGCGGGGTCAGCCTGACCCGCGAGGCCAAGGTCCGCAAGATGGCGCTCATCCTGTCCGACGAGATGCACGGCTTCCGCCGCCTCGGCGTCGGGATGGTCGGCCCGATCCAGCTGAAGCTCCGCTACCAGGGCATCGTCCGCAACGTGCTGGTCGAGGACCCCGTCACCCCCGGCACCCCGGTGGAGTACGACGTCTGGGACGACCTGGGCCAGGCCTACATCCTGTCTGGCACCGAGGGCGAGGTCCGCGTCACCCCGTTCGAGGGCAAGCGCATCCCGGTCCGGTTCTTCCGCATCGCGTCGCGCCCCGCGCTGCGCAAGGAGGACCTGTTCTACCTGCGGATCAACGCCGTCGAGCAGGCGCAGGACGAGACCAAGCAGGCCATCCTCAAGCAGGAGGACGCCCGGCTCCTGGTGCTCCTGCAGGCCGCGATCACGGACTACGCGACCCGGCCAGACCACGTGGTCACCCCGAACCACAACATCACCGAGGCGTCGGGCTACCTTACCCCCGGGTCGCTGTACTCCGCCGTCGCGATGACGGACCTGCACGAGCTGCCCAGCGCCCGGCTGCTGATGAACCCGTTCGACTACCGGGACCTTTTCAGATGGGATATTAACCAAACTGGCTGGGCATTTAAAGACCGAGTAGTGGCCGGGGAAACCATTACCTCATTCGGCGAATTCCAGCTTCAGAGAAGCATTATCGTCCCTCAGGCAAAGATATTCCTGGCTCCTGAACCGAATTTCCTTGGAGTTCTGCCCATTCTTTACAGCCTCGACGTCGAGGAGAACCACAACGTCGAGGCTTTCTGGAAGGGATGGGTTTTTGACGAGATGATTGCTATGTCGATACTCAACCCGCGCGGACTAGCGTCGATCACTAAGAGCTAGCGTAGAATGTAGTCGACTCTAGTCTTCAGTCGCACCAAGGCGCTCCCTGGCTCTTGCCCTGGACTTACGGCGGTTCTCTGTTTCGCGCTGCACGCAGTACCGCCCGATTCCGCTCGGACGAATCCTGTACGGCTGATCGCAGTGAGGACAAACTTCCTTCTCGGCGTTTGCGTAATTGCCGTCACGGCGTCGGTCCTGCATATTCGCCTCGTGCGTGTCATAGCGCAAGTTCGAGGCCCAGTTGCACTTCTGCCCAAGGCTCCCGTGGCAGACTTCCAGGCCCGGAGGGCACAGGCCAAGGAATGCCATTGCCACCAGCTTGTGGACGCACCGCTTGATGCACTTCCCGTCCCTGGAAAGACTGACGGCCAGGTGCCCGGAGCTATCAGGGCTTTGCTTGAGCACCCGGCCGCCCAGGATGCCCCTGGCGGTCTGCCGGGGCAGGCTGCGCACCTGCCCGAGGCTAGACACCTCATACAGTTCCTCGAATCCCGGTTCAGGCACCGGGAGCCATGTTTCGGTCTGCCTCATGACAGACACCATACAAGCTTCCTTGCTATAATGAAGGCATGGCAGCCACTACCGCCGAAACCCGCCAGCGCGTGCTAGATCACCAGGCGAGGACCGGCGACCCAGCCGGCAAGATCGCCCTGGACCTGAACCTCTCCCCGTCCACCGTTTACCGGGTGCTACGCGAGGCAGGCCAGGCGGGCGAGCACCAGACGGCCGCCGCTGCACGCCAGGCGCGAGCCGAGCGGGCCCCGGCCGTGCGGGAGCTCGCCGCCACCGGGAGCAGCCCGAACCAGATCTGCAATGGTCTGCGCCTGGGAGCTGACACCCTCAAGCTGATCGCCGCCGAGCACGGCATCGAGCTGCCCGTCGGCAAAAGGGGTGTCCCGAGTTCCTACGACGAGAAGATCGGGGAAATCCGCAGGCTCGCGGGAGAGGGAGCCAGCCAGTCCGAGATCTCGCGCCGCATGTCCGTCTCGCCGCCCACGCTGTCCAGGTGGCTGGCCCAGGCGGGGATCGTCATCGAGCGCGACCCAGGACGCACCCGTGATTCTGGGCAGGCATCCAACTTCCGGCGCGGCAGCGGAGTCAGGTGAAGCGCAACAATGAGCTACTGTGACGAAGCAATGCCAAGCCTCACCTGCGAGATCCACGGAGGCGTGCTTAGGCCCAAGGACCGTCCTGAGCCATTCGGGCAGCGATGGGAGTGCGCGGGATGGGACGGTGAGGGCTGCCTGAACCTTCCCCATGGCCTGCCATCTGGTGCTGCCAGACGCGTGGCAGCAGGAATAAGCCGCTGGCCAGGAGTGCATGTCGTCGGAGGCGCGCGTCCGTGAGGGCTGCGGCCGGGCAGGTCGCGGCCTCAACGCCGGTCCTCGCGGGCGGCCACCCGCGCCACCGCCCCTGCCTGCTGGCGTGGCAGCCGCAGCCGCTGGCCCCGCCGTGGACGCACCGGGGCCAGCACGAGCCTAGGCCACCGGTCCCGGCGCTTCCTGGTGCGAACCAGGACAGGTGCCCCTGTGCCTGCCCCGGTGGAACCGGAACGTCCCGTCCTGCCGGATGCCGACTTCCCGCCCGCACTCAGGGCAGGTCCCGCGCGGCAGGGCGGTGTCCCGCCCGGCGGGCAGCACTGGCTTCAGCGGCTGGCGCTCGGGCGCCGGGGCATGCGGCTCCTGCAGCTTCCGCTCCAT